ACCGGATATAATAATGAATATACTTGAATTTGATTTGTTTGATTTAGAAGATGATATTAGAACTGTTAATTTTAAATTATCGAATGTTTTAAATAGAAATTCACCTAGAGATGATAAGGATTTAGCTTCTTTGTACTTATCACAAATCAGAGCTAGACATGATCTTCTACATTATTTTATTTGTTTATATCTGGGTATTGAAAGGAAATCAGAGGATAGAATTGGTAATATTTTTGATGGTCTTTCAAAAGAAAATGAGAAATTGTCATCTGACATTTGTTTCATTGAAGAAAACAATATCTTCATCATTGAGATTAGTGTTTCAAAAAATCCTAATGATGCTGAGGAAAATAAGAGGAAAAAATATGTTAATTTGGTAAAAGAAATAAAAAGAATTGAAATAAAAAAGAGAATATTTTTCATCCCATTTTGTGTCTCTTCCACTTTAACCGATTTAGAATTAAAAATACAAAGCTTAGAAAAATATCCTTTCCAGAATAAGAAAAAGTCAGGTTTCTGGTTTCAAAAATTCTTTGTTTTTTGGGAAATGTTGAATGATTTGAAAGAATTTATTTTTAAAAATATTGATAAGAAATTTTTAGATGATGTTCTGATTGAACAATTTGGTGATATAACTGAACAAGCTGGTATTTATAAAGATCTTGATATAGATATACAAAGTTTTATTGATGTTCAAAAGGAAAAATATGAAACTGATGATATTGAAAAGTTTTGTGATGAAGAAAAAATTGATTCATATACTACCATATTGAAACAAATTTTGGAACAAGAAACTGATTATGATAAATTAATTTATAATAGAATTGTTGATAAGAAAAACAACATTAAACAATATTTAAATGCAAAAAATCTTATGTTTGAAAAGAATAATGATTATGATAATATGACACCAAAACCAACCCATCATTTTTTTGCACCGGATTATTATTCAGATGAAAAATTAGAATAATTAGATGGAGAGGTTTCAGAGCAAAAAATGATATACAATTTCTATGAATACATCTTAGAAAATTTGGAAGTGCAAGATGATCAGAGTAATTTTCTGTATACTTTTTGTAAAAAACTAAAGGAGTGTTTTAACAATAAGGATTCAAAATCAAATAAAAATATGTTTGAGAAAGGTTTTTATTTAAATGAATTGGAAGACAAAAAAAGAAGACTTGAGTTGTTTGATTTAAATAAAGATAAAAAAAGTGGTAAAAATATGTCATTTAGACAATATTTATGTGATAAGAGGGAAATATTTGGTGAGAGCATTTGTTCAACAAAAAGGAAAATAATAAAAATTGATACATTAAATGAACCTGAATTTCATAATTTCTGGAGAAAAGCAGGAATTTCACATGATAAACATTACCCTGAGGAAGAAAAATTAGGTTCAAACAACAGGAAATCAGTGAGTTTTAATAATTCAATTTTTGTTGATCAAACAATAAATTGGTTATCCTCAATACAAGACATAGAAACAAAATTTAGAGAAGATGAATATTTATGGGGTAATTATAAAGATGATTCAGAATTTGCTTTAAATATGAAAATTTCCTATGATGAATACACAAAACCAACTTTTGATTTGATCTCAAAAACTGTTTGCTATAGATATATGAAATATACTCATTTGATTGCAAAACAATTAATGCATTTTCAATTATTAAACATGTCTGACAAAATGTTCGGAGTTTTTAATTGTGGGTTACCCAATTTTATGATAATAACTGCAGGTTGTTATAATAAATTAACATCTGAAAATGGCAAACCTTTTATGCAAGCTTTCATCACTAATAATCCTGATTATTATAATAATTTTTTTGGTAAATTATATAAATATAAGTTGAAAAACAACAAATGGTTGATATTAACAAATTGGAGGAGATTACCTGTTTTTAAAATAACACATATAAGAGATTCCTTTTATTCAACATTATCAAGTACAATGAATAGTGTTTTATCTGCAAATAGTGCAACAACTTTTACAGCCAAGAAAGTGATTCATAATTATGTTCTTAGATCTATAATTTCTTGCACAACATCTCAAAAAGTCGCTGAACATTTAATGGATATAAGGTACGCCTATATGTCTGCCTTTTCTTCCCACACTAATATAGAGAAATTGTTATTAGAAAAATATGAACCACCATATAGCACTGTTTTTGACGTTTGGTTGATAATTAGAACTTTAACAAAATTACCAGAAATATATGATTCTGTGATCACTAAAGGTTCTATAAAAATTAGGATACCAAAATTCATAGGGAAAAAGAGAGAATTATCTAGTTTAGGTGGTAGTTTAATGATTCCTTCCCTCTGGGGTGATTATAATTTAATGGAGGCACAAGAGATATTAGATGAAGCATTTATTTATGTTCATACTATGAAGGAACCTTCAAATTTATTTCATGAGGAGATTAAAGCAGTGAAAACAATATTAAAATTTCAAAGTCAATATGATTCTTTGAGTTATAAAAGGAAAAAAGGTTTGTTAAAAGCATCTGATATTAAAGATTTTCTTGTAGATGAAAATATAATTGGTTGTTGTGTACCTATAATATTTCATTCAACAAAAAAAACAATAGAAATTGAAAAGCCAAATTTTAAAAAATATGTTGATTTAATAAATGATGAATCTATTTCTGAAATATTAAGCACAAAAGCTGTTATTCATGACTTAGATAGATCACTAGTCGTTGAGGAAGTGACAAAAAAAGAAATAAATAAGATAAAAAAAAGATATCAAATGATTCATAATGAAGAATTAAAGGTGGAAGATGAAAAAAAACTGGAATCATATTATTATAAATCAAATTCAAAGTATTATTCTGAAAAAAAACCCCGCCAGAAAGTAATGGAAACAATCCTTGATTTAATGATTGATAAAAAATTTGATAAAACTGTTAATCTGGCAAATTGGTTTATTGAAAATGAGAGGGGAAACGTTTTAGCCGATATTTGTATAAAATCACAATATGGTTCCAAGAGAGAATTTTATGTTATAAATATAGGGGCAAAAGCACTGGCAAGATGTTGTGAGAATTTTTTCAAAGAACTATGCAAAAATTCTCCAAA